GCGGACGGTTGGCTCGACAATACTCGTGTTGAGGAACCGTACAAGCATGGTCATCCCGACGTTGACCGTTGCTGCACGCTGCGCCCGGTTGAACAACACGGCATCGATTTCGGCGTTCCGCTGACCATAGCCGCTGCTTGTACGCATAATGAGCATACTGGTTTGGTGGGGCGCGTGCTCTCGGCGGTCCCGCCTTGCAATGAGCAATATTTCGACGCCGGCGAGTTTCACCGATTGACTGCCAATGGCACGTACTCCGACACCCCTTATGACGAGTGGGTGGCGTATTTACCGGGACGCAAACGGAGACGACTGGAACTCGGCGCGGCAGAACTGATCAGCATTGGCTACCACCGTAACGCCAGGACCATGGCACACGTTAAGCGTGAGATGAGTTACGGCTACCGCAAGGGTGTCGTGAAGCCCAGTGACCCCAGGATTATACAGGCGAGCACGCCACAGGAGTCGGTACTCATTGGTCGGCATGTGCATGCGCGTAGCAAGCACATGATGCGAACCAATCCTCATGGGCATGTCACATACGGCGTTGGCATGGATGCCTCAGATGTGGACGACTGGCTCGCCTACGCGTTGGATCATGTGCGTGGGCGACCCATGTTTTTGACCGTGGATATTGAGCGCCAGGACAAGTCTAAGCGACGCGGCGCCAAGGTGGCCTATGCGGCTAGCTGCGCCCGAGCTGGCGCGAGCCATGAAACCATCTGCCAGCTGAACGCGTCGCACGCCATCAACGGGACGACCAGTTCACAGATCCAATATTCGTGCGACGATGGCCAGCGTAGCGGCCAGAACACGACCAGCAGCACTAACACGGAGGATAGCGTCTATATACAACGGAAGCTTTTCGATGAACGTGACGCTTATTCCTTGACGCAAGGCGACGATGCTTTTCCGGTTATCGGCATGGACGACCACGAGGTGCCTGCGTGGTCAGCTCTTATCACCGAGGAGTACGCTGAGGCCGGCTATGCCGTTAAACTTAAGTTCAGTCGTGAGCTTATTGCCGCTGAGTACTGCAGTGGCAGGTTTTATCCGGCCGACACGCCTCGCGGGTTTGCCTACGGGCCCAAACCGGGCAAACTGCTGCCCAAACTGTTTGCTCGTTGTGGCGTCGAGTTTGACGCCGCATGGGTCCATGCTGTCGCCGAAAATGTCTTGCCGTCTGTGTGGCATTTGCCCGTGGCGCGCGAGTATGTACAGCACATGTCGGCGCTTTCTTTGTCTATGATGCCCAATAGCAAGCAGAGCCGGCACGCGCGCAACCGCAAGCGTCGGACGGATGCCGTTCGCGCCGTCATGCTGCACGTTGGCCGTAGGGAGGGCATACGTCAGAGCGATCGTATTTACTCTGCGTACATGCAGCTTTATGGCATGGGCGAGTGTGATTGCGACGAGTTGGTTGCCGAAATCCGGGCCGTCACCAAGATCCCAGGAGTTGCCAAACACCCACTTTGGAAAAAGATGAATCGCGTGGATCGTGCAGGCGTCCCGCGTGACGCGCTTTGTGTTGCGACCGTCCCGTTCGCGCGGACCGCTTTGATGGCCGCCGGCATTGCGGCTGTAGCTGTCGCAAACACGCTCTCC